ATTTTTTGTACTACGGGAATCAAGCCGTTTTAAATTTTTATTTAATTCCTTAAGACCTTTTATATCTGCTGTAAACATTATAACGCCTCACCACACATCAAAATTATTTCTTTATTTTTTTCTTGTGGATTAATAACTGTTTTAATATCGAAGGTTCGAGATCCCCATAAGACCCTATGCTTTGGTGTTATTGTTTGAGCAAGCGAATCAAATCGCAATCGAATACGAACATTAACATCAACGCCTAGTTGTTGTGATGAAAAATATTCCGCCCCGTTCAATGGAACAACTGCAGCCCAGCGCGTTATAAAATTAGACCACGTTCCAGATGGCCCGCCAGCCGCATCAATAGTATCTGTATATGCTTGTATGATTACTTTATTACGCAAGCGAGCTGCTAAAGGATTCGATTTGGCCATAATATACTTTTTGCTGATTTGTCTAAATCGGGATCGAGATCATAAAGTGATACAACTTGAGTCATAATGCCATCCTTAATTCTTTGCGGAACATTATCCGCACTAGAATATCCTGCTGTTATAGTAATAGTGATAGGATTCGGTTTAACTGCTACTGATGGCCAGCCACCAATAGATCGAATTCGGCCCCCTTCACTAACTGTATCGGCATAATAATCCGTGTCTACTATTAAAGTGATCTCAGTTGATGGCGAACTAGTATCAAAATACTTTACTGAATCAATGGATTGTAATGGTGAAGTTTCTAATCCGAATTCTGTCGCAGGCCATCTATCCATAGTCAACTCGATAACCGTTGTCATTAAGTAAATATTACAATAATCTTCTGTAAATTCTCGCGCTGATTTTATAAGACCCGAGATTCGATCATCTTCATCATCGTGTAAAATTCCTAGCTTACCTTTTGCTTCTAATACCGTTACTGGTTCTAATTTTGGCTTTGTTATGACTGTAAATGCGCCCATAGTTCACCTGATTTTATTTCGTTGTAGCTCCAATTTGCATATGGTAATAACTCCAACCAGTTATCATTTTTTAAAATACTGATCTTACCTTTGCAAGTGATTTTCAATCCTGATAACGCTGCTTTAATTAACGCAGTTGTTTCATAGCCTGTCGCACGATTACATTGATAAATGTTCTCTAATAATGTGGTTTTATATTTATAATTCTCAGGATGTAATCTTACAATATCAGCATCTTCGATAACGCCGTTACGCCGTTATAGTCCGCAAGAAATAATGATTTACTTCCGTTTGACTTACGAATGATTAACTTTTTTTTACCTGATCCAATTTTAAAATCACGACCGCCACTGCTATTCATCCAACCAATCGAAACATGATTATTATTTGAATTGTAAAAACATCTATCAAGCAAAATAACACGTTCATGATTAAGCCATTGAGACTTAGCATAATTAGGCCCTAATAATATCGGCTTGCTGTGTTATTGACGCAGTAATCGAAACACTTATATTATGTTTTAAGAAACCTTGTTTAAATAAATCGGCTTGCTCGATCTGATGTGCCTGTGTAAAGTTTGTGTGTATGGCAATATCCAACTGTCGTTAACCTCATGTGGATCAGGCTTACCATGAAAACAAACCACATTTAATTCTTTTGGTAATCCTGTTTTACAATGATACTTATAAGATCCAATATTACTTATCTCATCCCAATCATTTAATAAGTCTGTTAAATATTCCTGATCACCCCAAAACCGATCCCGATCTATTTGATAGTTAAATTTTTCATAGGGTAGATGCCAATTACCTTGCCAAACCATAACCGAAGATTGGATACCACCATGACCACTCTGCGCCCAATTTGCTGGTGCACAAAATTCACTTTCATACCGGGCTAAGTAATCAATGTTCCCGGTGATTACTACATCCAAATCAAAATAAATTGATCGTCCTGTTGCGATACGTGGTGCGAACAATCCTATCTTTTGCCACCATCCATGATAGGGAACAAAAGGTAAAACAGTTTCAATACCTTCAATTTTTCGTGTTGTAATACATTTAAAAGTATGCGGTATAGTTAGATACTTTTTAACCATATCTTGAAGCGCATAAACATAAGCCACATCATATTTATCCCCCCAGTAAACACAAAAGACTGTTAAATCCATTTCCACCAAACCGCATTATTACCTGTTGAGAATTCTTTAAATGATTCCTTTACAGCTTTTATTACGCCGGGGAAATTCGGTTCATAATCATGCCCAGAAATTAATCCACCTTGTTTTATTTTAGGTAAGAACAAATCAATATCTTTTTTACAGGAATCATAATCATGTTGTGCATCAATAAAAACAAAATCCAAAGAATTATCAGGAATCAATTTTGCTGCATCAAACGAATAGTTTCTTAACTCAATAACACGCGGGCCAAAAATATTAACCTTTTGCCTATAGTCATCAAATATCTTTTTAAAATCCCATTCTGTATATGTCTCATTTCCTAACGGTTGCGGCTCCCACGGATCAATGGCATACATACACAATTGATTATTGTGCATTAATAAATGTGAAATAAATCGGCCTTCCTTAACGCCAATTTCAGCCCCAATTTTATAACCTTTATTCTTAATAAGACTATCTATCACATGCCATCTATTCATAATTCAACCATGAGCAAACAATCTCTTTTCTTATTTAACACGATCATATCCAATATTTTAAAATCCGGTTTATAATAACCGTCTCGCTGTGTTACTAGTAAATATTTTGATTTACTATTTTTAATATTATTAAGAGCTGTAATAGTATTTTCTTTTGTTAAATGATTGAATACCCATAAACACATTATTAAATCAGATTTCAAAGGAACAACTTTTAAAATGTCGAGCGTGATAACTTCTGGTTTTCTTGGAATTAAATCAAAAGCTTTATAACTAACATAACTTGGTAGGTCGACCGATTTAATCCAGTTTAGATCACCCGCGCCTATATCTGAAATGCTTTTTATACCATACTGATCAATTAACTTTGGTATCCATGCCCGCTGTCTAATGGTGTTATAAAGTGTTGAACCAGCACCGCATTGTGTTTCAGGTAAACCACCAGACCAACCATCACGAAATTTATTTTTACTATAAACTACATCATTCATTTTATTATTTGTATTCATTATAAACATCAATAACCGCTTGATCAGGATGATCATAAAAAAATGGCTGCGTGTTTAAGTTTGTAAAATGTAATAATTTCATACCGGGGATAATCTTGTCCTCAACATTCCATGCCATTGGTATTGTCTTTGATTTTGGGATCAGGTGTTCACTGTGTTTATCACGACATAAATGTGAACAGCCAATGACCGCGACCTCAGATGATCCATCCTCCATACAAACAAATCGCCCTTTCTCGTAATAACTCCACAGCTCGGAAATATCACCTAAAACAATCATATCGCAATCCAAATATATGCCATAACTAATGTCATAACGTACATTTGTAAACCCAGTACAACCGGCTTCAACTTTTGGATATAGATGTTTAATATTAACTGCAGAATTTGTATTTCGTAAAATACTACGTTCAGTTAATCCTTCTGTAATACTGAACCGTTTAGAAATTCCGATAAGGATTGGTATGGGAAACATTTTAATGCGCTATTGGGTGAACAGTTAATTATTTCAATTCCATAATCACTAGGTTTAATGGTTTCAACTTCTTTTATCAAACCACCTAAATCACCATTCGGATCGGTTCGCGGCCAGTGTTGTAATGGCTTTGGATACTCACCAAAGTAATGCCTGTTACCATCATAAACCTTGTCATTAACTTTTCCAGCGTATTTCATATCCCAGCCTATCAAGCCCATTCTTTTAACGCCATAATGTAAAGCTAAGTTTAAAATTTGTGGCCCTGATCCATGATGGGCATGAATGAATTTATTATCTGTACTTAGACCCGGCCTCCATATTTCCTCAATATAATTAATGTCATACTTTTCTGCACTTTCTTTTCGTGGTGTCCATTTATGGCATTTGTATTTTTTTAAATCGTCCCAATAATAATCCCAGAACTGATAATTACAAGCCAGCATCACATCGACATCAAATTCATACGCTCTATTAATTCCAAACGTTTTAAAATCTTTTACTTGTTTGATTTGCCAATGTGTTAATGATGGGCCTGTTCCGATGATAATACCGATTCGATCCTCATCTTTGGAAAACAATTTAAATCTGTCATTCGTGAGCAATTTATAATTTCTATATCCTTGGTAATAGTCCTAAACGATTCTATAAATTTTTTAAAAGGTGAAACAACATCTAACTTTTTAGGATGCCGACCAAAGTAATGATCTCCAAACATATCAAAACCTAATAACAAAATTGTTTTAGCTCCTAATATATAAGCTAAATTAACCGCTTGAAATCCTGAGTTACCACCACCGGGGATGCCATAATGTATTATGTCCTCACCTAAATCGGGCGATTGCTTTGAGTTGATCCGTATAAGGTTATATTTTTTATTCGGGTTTCTATTTCCGTTTTCAGAATCATTAATAGTATAAGAAACACCATTAAAATTATTCCTAACATCGTCATAATGTAAATCCCACCACTGAGAATCACACGCATAATGATAAGGTGCATTAGGTGTCAACTTCCATGCGTCATTGACCGCGATAACTGTCGTCTTTTTATTTGCGATTTGGACATCTTCTTTTTTAATGCTTTGGCCGGTTGCGATGACGGTGTAGATTGGTTCTTTTTTTTTGCTTCGTATTTTTCATCGACCTTTGTTTCATATTCTAATAATCGTTCTGCTGCTCCACAATCATCGACTAAATGATTTAAAAAAGCCAAAGGATAATGTTCATCTGTGATTATTTGTCCGCGTGAAAAATCGCCATACGTTGTAATGGGATTTGCTGTTATTTTAATCTTCATAATAAAGTGGATCGTCCCTGATCCCTAACTCCTAGAAACTTGCAGTTATAAACGATTCAGTTCTGAAAACAACAAGTGCGATTCGTTCTTCTGCTCGAATCGTTACCATGTTCTTTTCAAAGTTAGTCGCATTTTCATAACTAATTTCAACGGCTGCCGCATTACGATCCTTAATTTCAGAACTCATAGCGAAAGCACCGACCAAAACATTAGCAGCTGTCATCGCATTCGTTACGACAACCGGAATGCCCCATAAAGTTGGCTGACTAAATGAACGCGGATTACCAACAACATAACGGATATCAGTTGCAGAACTGCCAACCTTTAAGACATCGATTTCATACCAGTCTTGCGGATTCATAACAATCGCATCCGGTGTATAGTTCGCAATTTGGCATTGCTTAATCATTTCGCGAACAATATCGATCTTGTTAGTTAAGTTAGGTGATTGAACGGTATAAGCTGTTGCTTGTGTGTTCACCCCGTTTAACTGTCCATTGGCACCAGTACCCGAAAGCAATTGATTTTCTTCATACAACTTTAAGCCATACATTAAACGCCCGTTGATAAAACTTTGTAGCTGGACTGAATCCTCAATCACTTGTTTTGATGCGGGAATGAAATGGGCTAATGTTTGCACCGCCTCAGTTGCAAGCGTAAAAGTAATAGCCGATTCTGGCTTGGTTACATTTTCAAATGCTTCCGGTGATCCGCCAATTTGTGGCCCGGCGTTATTAGTGAAAGTATTTTCACGAACAAATTCAATTAAATTTGAAGTGGTCATACTAGTTGGAATTAAATCACGGATCATTAACTGACGGTTAACAACTGTATTAATCCCAGTCAAACGATCTGCAGGTACTAACGGTTGATTTTGACCAGTAGCGTTAATAATAGCGGCTTTAATATCCATGCGCGCACGACCTGATCGACCGTCTTGCATTTGTAGGAATTGCTCACTTTTAATAAACTGCGATCCTAAATCTTCCGGTTCATCAGTTTCTTGTAACTTAACGCCTTTTTGTTCGATCTCAACCATGCGATCACTTAGTTCATTAAGCTTTTCAGATACGCCATCAATAGCGGCTTTTGTTTCAACTGCTACAGCGCCAGCGTTCTTTGCTTCATCGTTAGCTTTATCAATAACAAGCTTCAATTCATCTTGTTTTTCAATAAAAGCTTTCTCGATCATTTTCAGATCATATAAATTTTCTTTTTGTTCGATATCCATTTTCATTACTCCAAAAAAAACCAGCTTTTAAGCTGGCCTATAGGGTTTATGTTAGTAAAGGTTACGAATTTTTAATACGCTCGATCATTTTCATGATTTCGTATTGCTCGCGTTCCTGTTTTTCATCATCGCTTTGATTTTTGATTACGATCTTTTTTGCCTCTCGCATTAAGACACTAACAAAATCCCTAGCTGTATTCCTGTTGAATTTTTCTGCCTCTCGCAAAAATTTTTCAGCATCCTTTAAACTTTTAATTCGATCAATATCTTCTTTAACTACACTGATCCGTGCATCCGCATCCGCTGGAAATGTCACAATAGAAATTTCGCCTAAATCAATTTCTTTAATAATTCGACCGCCTTCATCCTTTTCATCCGCGCCATTTTTTGGAATTCTAAAACCAATAGACAATCCATCAATCGCGCCGTGCTTTAAAGATGCGTAAGTATTCATTGCATCAGTATGTCCCGGTGTAAATTCACCTTTAATTTTTAATCCGATATCATCTTCTTTTAAACTGATCCATTTTCCGATAACACGTTCCGAGTTATGACCAAATAACATTAATGGTGGTCGATCTCTAACTTCTAACGTTTTAGTAAATGCACCCGGTTTAATTGTGTCGTTGTATGAATCATTACCGTTAAACACAGATGCGTAACCACTGAATACGCCGGGTGATCCTGCTAATTTTATATTGCAGTCTTTTAATGAAAGATCTTTTTTAATCATGGTTAACACCTGTTATTTTCATCACATAATAAAATTAAACTTAGCGCGATAGCTTCATCATTTTCTTGTCGTGTTTCTTCTGGAATTGTTGATGCTGTACTAATATTATTTCGTTTAAGTTGGCCACCGCCACCGATGGGATCGACCTGAAAGAATATAAAAAAACCCGGCCCCATAATTTCCGGTATTGATGTTGAATTCATCATAATTATAAATCGATATAATATCCCGCTATAGTTAAATCAACTTTGACATCAGTTGCTATTGCGGCAATAGTAATTGATTTACTAACAGCAATTCCCATCCCTGTCGCAACTAAGCGATCATTCTTTAATAAATCAACTTTAAATAATGTGCGAATATTTATTGTAATATCATCTGCATTCGCTTCATATAATGTTAAAGTTTCAGCAGTAGTCGAAGATCCAAATGTTTTATCCGATGCAATTAATAATCCTGTAATAATAAAATTCTTACCGACCATTGTTGGCACAATTTCAAACGAAGTCGATACAACATCAACCGAGACATAAAAAGCTGTTGAGTATTCAATAGGGGAAACAACTAAACCGCCACTTTTATCAACCTTTGCAATTGAACTTGTTTTGTCATCATAAATACTAAAAAGAACAGTCATGCTACTTCGTGATTAACTTCAACAAGTGACCAAGTTACTGTTAACCCATTAGTGGCATTCGCCGTTAAAACTTTAATCGCTAAAGCTGCACCCGGTGGGATAATAATATTAGATGTTGTTTTTAAATGCGTTGATTTATTATCTAAACTACCAGCATGAAAAATATTGGCGACTTTTGTCAATCCTGTTAATCCTGTCGCGCTTGCTGCGTAATCCATATTACCGGTCGGCGTTGCGGCATTTCCAATATTTCGTGATGTTGCGGCTCCCGGAACAAATGCTGTATTATTTCCAATCGTTCCGACCGTAACTTCATCAACATCTAAAATACTGGCCGCATCAGTACAATGCGCCCGCATATCGGTTAAGTGATAAAAAGTTTGTGATGTATTCTGAAACCAAGCAATATAAACCCCGGCATTAATAACGACACCATCTAAATCAACCGACCATACTTTACCGCTACGAATATTAATGTGCCGATCTTCTGTTTCAGATGATACCAAGCCTTGCAATCGACCTTCCGAATCAACTGATAGTGCATAAGTTTTAGAACCGATACGCCCAATAATTTCAACTGACATTATTTATCCCTCTAAGTTAAATCTATTTTATGTAGCATTGCCTGATACTGAATCAAGACATCTAATTTTTTACAAATTTCATTAAGCAATAAAACGGTGTCATTCTCTTTTGGGTTATGAGAAATAGCGACCGGCAAAGGATTATCAGCGTTAACAAGTGTTACTGATCCATCCTCACCAAAAGCATGTTTATATACTGGGTAATGAACGTTATTAATATCATCGGTAGCAATTTTTACCGCGTTATTATTTAAACTTGGATTTACTTTTATATTGTCATTCATTATCGACTTCCGCGTCTATTATATCGCCGCGTGAGTTTCTATTAAAAGTAACTTTTTTAGGCTTACAATCCTTTGGCTCTGGTAATTGATTATTAACAATAACATCCGGGACGGGTTGATCTTGAACTTTAACATCTACCGTATTTTTATTAATAATTGTTGGTGGTTGCTGTTCAGGAACTAATACATCAACTTGAATATTATTAACAGCCGCTAATGGTATCTCTTGATCGGGAAATGTAATATTGGTTATATTCTGCTTTTCATGCACATCAACATTTACTATTGGCTGAATAATATCAGTTACCTTTTTTGACTCGCTTAAATTTTCGATTTTAGTTTTCAAATGTAAAACTTCGTTATGTAAAAATTGATTCTGTTGCAATGTCTTTTCAGGTTCAGCCGGTGGCGGTGGTGCTACTGTTACTCCAAGCATATCAACCGGCGTTAAGTTAACTTGCGCCGTTAAAGCATCAGCACCATCAACACTGGGATCATTATTTATCTTTCTAATTTCATTTCGTGTTTTTAATCCGTTTTGTACCCATGTTGATTGAAGCTGCGCCCGCGCTTGTGAATCCATTTTAATAAATCCACCGGTATCATGGTCAACAATTATTTTTCGTTTATCTCTAGGAGTTAATAACGCATCACTGATTGACGTTTCCCATTCATCGATATAATCCTGTAGTGTAAACGTTAGAAATGACAATAGTTGCTGTTCAAACGATGCGGGCCATGCACTGGTAGAACCACCGGCACCGATTAAAACTTCTGGCACTCCAAAGAATCGCGCAATTTCACCAAGTTGCATTTTTCTGGTTTCTAACATCTGCATAGTATCTGGATTTAAAGTATCAGTTTCATATTTGACCCCGCCCTCTAAGATCCATAACTTGCCTTTATTAAATGCCGTTTCGCTCATGCCCTCGTACAAGTTCCTAGCATTCTGACGTTGTTTATCAGTAAGAAATTCATCAAACATTAAATACCCGCCACCAGAGCGACCACCATTTGCAAACTGTTTACCGGCATAGGTATCCGCTGAAACAGATAATCCTAATGTTGGCCGTGCATAGTTAGTTCGTTCTAATCCAACAATGCCATCCGATCCAAATCCTTTTAAATGTAAAATTGAACGCTTTGAATAAACCCGGACACCTTGATCCATACTATAGTGATACGTTAAAACACCATCATTTAAATACGGTGTCATCCGTCCCGGTCTTAACGGAACAATAGC